CGTCCGAGGGCGCGCAGAAGGCCGCGAAGCGTGCGCTGGAGGTGCGCGCCGAGAAGCCCGAGAGCCAGCGCGGCATGACCCCGGTGGGCATCGCACGAGCGCGCGACCTGTCCAACGGGTCGAAGCTCAGCCCCGAGACGGTGCGCCGGATGAAGGCCTACTTCGACCGCCACGAGGGCGACAAGAGCGGCGCGACCTGGGATGAGCAGGGCCCCGGGTGGCAGGCGTGGAACGGGTGGGGTGGCGATGCGGGCTCCGCGTGGGCGCGCAAGGTCGTCGGGCAGATGGAAGCCGCGGACCGTGACGACGCGCGCTGAGCTCCTCGCGTTCCGCCGCCGTCTCACCGAGGCCGCGGCGTCGAGGCGTCGTCGGCCGAAGGTGCCACCGCCCGCGCCGCCGTCGGGCGCCATCGTCGCGCACACCAAGCTCCTGCGAGAGCTCAGCGCGGAGATGGATGCTGCGATCCTCGATGCCCTGCGCGCCGAGGGGATCGTTCGCGCCGACGCCGCCGACGGGGATCCGCCCTTCACCCGCGCGAAGGGTCGCAGCGCCGCCTCGCGGGCCGCGGCCGCCGTGCGCCGGGTGCTCAAGGGCAAGAGCTTCGTGGCGCGGCTGCAGGAGATCTCCGGCGCCACCGCCACCGCCTCGCGGGAGGCCTGGGCGCGCCAGCTCAAGGCCAGCCTGGGCGTCGACCTCCCGACCGCGGAGCCCGAGCTCGGGCCCGTGATGGCGGCCTTCCGCGACGAGAACGTGGCGCTGATCCGCTCCCTCGCGGCCGACAAGGTGACGCGGGTGCGGGCGATCCTCGACGACGCCGGCGCAGGCACGCGCGTCGAAGAGGTGGCGAAGAGCATCCGCGACATGGGCGAGGTCACCCGCTCGCGGGCCGAACTCATCGCCCGTGACCAGGTGCTCAAGCTCAACGCGGAGGTCACGCAGCGGCGCCACGAGGCCGCGGGCATCACCGAGTTCGTGTGGAGCACCTCCCGCGACGAGCGGGTGCGCCCCGACCACAAGGTGCTGGAGGGTGGGCGCTACCGCTACGACGACCCCCCGGTGGTGGACCGCCGCCGCGGCACTCGCGGGCTCCCTGGGGTCCACTTCCAGTGCCGCTGTGTCGCGGTGCCCGTGATCCCCGGCTTCGACGACTGATCCTCCCCGTCCCGGTCACTGGCACAGCGATGGCTAGCGCTGCCCCTCGGATCGCCCGCACCGTTGGGGCGTGCCCGCGCTCCGACTCGACACCGCCGCCCCGCTGCGCCGCGTCGTGGAGACTCCCCAGGGAGGTCTCCGCGTCGAGGCCGCCGTGGCGCGCGCGGGCGTGCTGCGCTACCGGGACACCGCGGGGAAGGAGTGGGCCGAGCTCGTGCCCGCCGAGGAGCTCGGGGCCGAGGACTCGCTGGCCACGCTGCGCGGCGCCACGGTGACCGACCTGCACCCGCCCGGCCTCGTCACCGCCGAGAGCTACCGCGACGTGGCCGTGGGCCATGTGCACGACGACGCCCGCGTTGAGGGCGGATACCTCGTGGCGACTCTCACGGTGAACGACGCCGCGGAGTGCGCGCGGATCCGCTCGGGCGAGCGCAAGGACACCAGCGCGGGCTACGTCTGCGACCTCGACGAGACCCCGGGCGTCACCGCCGAGGGCGAGAGCTACCAGCGCGTGCAGCGCAACCGCCGGTACAACCACGTTGGGCTGGGGCCCGAGGGCTGGGGCCGCGCGGGCAGTGATGTGGGGCTGCGCCTCGATGGCGGGGCCGTCGCAGTGCGGGTCGATGCGCCCGCGGGAGACCCGACGATGAAGAAGACGATCAAGCTCCGCGGCCGCGAGGTTCACCTCGACATGGCCGAGGGCGAAGACAAGAAGCTCCAGATGGCGCTCGACGAGGACATGGGCGCCGTCGACGAGAAGATCCAGAAGAAGGACGCCGAGATGGGCGCCCTGGGCGCGCAGATCGATGGGCTGCAGACCGCGCTCACCGACGCGCTGACGCAGGTCGCGACCCTCGGTGCGGCGATGAAGGCGATGGAGGCCATGAAGGCCGAGCCCGCCGAGCCCTCCGAGGAGGTGCTCGATGCTGCCCTCGCGGTGCGCGAGACCGTGCGCGCCGACGCCGCCAAGGTGCTCGGGGCCGAGGTCTCCCTCACGGGCAAGAAGCCCGCGGAGATCAAGCGCCTCGTGGTCGCCAAGGTGCTGCCCACGGTGAAGCTCGACTCGCTGAGCGCCGAGGCCATCGAGGGCATGTACCGCGGCGCGGTCGCGGCCGTGTCCACGGTGACCCGCAACGACGCCCTGGGCGCCGCCAACGCGGCCGCCAACGGCCGCGACCCGCAGAACCCCGCCGCGGTGAAGACCGACGGCGACGACGACATGGGCGCGAAGCTCCGCGCCCGCACGCACGCCGCCTCGCGCGCTCCCCTCACCGTCAACGGGAAGGTCTGACCATGGCTCCTTCGCTCGCCACCTACGACCGGGCGCCCTCGGGCGGCTTCGCCGGTCAGATCGCCCTCCCCGCCGAGGGCTTCCGCGTCGTCTCGCGCCGCGCCCTGGGCGCTCTGATCGCCGGAGCCCCCGTGCTCCGCGACATCGACGCCGGCACCGAAGATGGTGTCCAGGCGTACCCCGATCCCCCTGCGGCCGACGCCGACGGGATCGTCCTGTCGCGCGCCACCGCGGCCACCGCGACCAGCATCACCACCACGGGCCTCGACGGTGCGCTGGGCCAGGGCGAGATGTACCCGCCCCGCAACGTGACCATCACCGCGACGAGCAACGCGAACTTCGACCTCACGACCTGGATCGTGCGCGGCCTCGATGAGAACGGCCTGCCGCAGGAAGAGGTCTTCGTGATGCCCGACGCGGGCAACGTCACGCTGACGGGCAACAAGTTCTTCAGCTACGTCACCGAGGTCTACGTGCCCGCGCAGAGCGGTACCGGCGGCGCGTACACCGTCGGCTTCGGCGCGAAGCTCGGCCCCCTCGACAAGCACTTCGCGGGCGTCGCGCTCTACGACGCGACGAAGCCCCCGGGCGCCTACGCCGAGGACGACTCGGTGAGCGTGCTCGAGGAGGGCGCGATCTACGTTCAGAGCGAGACCGCCGTGGACCCCACGAAGCCGGTCTACGTGCGGCAGGTGATCTCCGGCAACGAGGTCCGCGGGCACTACCGCGCGACCGTCGACGCCAACGACCTCGCGCAGATCGTCCGTGCGCGCTGGATCGAGAAGACCACGGGCGCCGGCGTGGCCGGCCTGCGACTCCTGTCGCGCTGAAGGAACGACCATGAAGCGATCCATTCGTCAGGACCAGTACGCGAGCGTCATCGGCGCGATCAACGCGAAGCTCCCGCCCGAGCAGCGCCTCGACGCGAACGAGACGGCGATCCTCACGCGCCAGCTCGTCGACATCGACGCGCGCGCGTTCGACCAGCTCTACCCGGAGCTCAAGGGCACCCGGCTCTTCCCGGTCAAGAGCGACATCAACCCCGGCGCGCGGACGTACCTCTACGAGGTGCGGGACTACGCGGGCCAGGCCAAGCGCGTCACGAACTGGGCAACGGACTTCCCCGGCGTCGACGTGCAGAGCGGCGAGGTCGAGGCGCGCCTGGAGAGCTACGGCGACTCCTACGCCTACACCCTGCAGGACGCCCGCGCGTCGCTCATGGCGGGCCGGTCCATCGAGGACAGCCGCGCCCTGGCCGCGCGTGAGGTGCTCGCCCGCAAGCTTGACGTGCTCATCGCCACCGGCGACAGCGACGTCGGGATCACCGGCGCGCTCAACAACGCCAGCGTACCCACCTTCTCGCCCGTCACGGGCGTGTGGTCGAACGCGGGCACCGACGGCGCCGAGATCGCTCAGGACCTCATGGCGATGCTCGGTGACATCCGCGTCGACAGCCGCGGCTCCGAGAGCGCCGACGCGATCCTGCTGCCGCCCTCGCTGGAGGAGATCGCGCAGCGCAAGCTGATCCCCAACACCGACGTGACCGCGATGGACTTCTTCAAGAAGAATCGTCCCGGCATCACCGTCGACACCTGGGAGCTTCTGGAGACGGCCGGGGCGGGCGGCGTGCCGCGCGTCATGGCCTACACCCGCCGCGAGGAGAAGGTCTGCTCGCTGGTTCCCGTGGAGTTCGAGACCTTCGCGCCCCAGCAGGAGGGCCTCGCCTGGAAGGTGCTCTGCCACCTCCGCGCGGGCGGCGTCATCTTCCGCTACCCGGGCAGCGCCCGGTACATGGACGGGTGCGCGTGATGGAGCGCGAGCGCCACATCGTGCGCGTCCGCAACGCGCACTCCGCCAAGGTCTGCGGCGTCGCCGCGGGCGCCCAGGGCGAGGTCGACGCCAACAACCCCGGCGTGGCCATCGCGCTCAAGACCGGGCTCCTGCAGCCCGTGCGCGAGGATGGCCTCGTGCTCCCGTCGACCGACGAGGGCATGGTGCCCGCGAGCGAGCTCCGCGCCGCCGTGGCCGAGATCGACCGCCGCGGCCAGCTCCTCGAGCAGGCCCACCGCGAGCTCACCGAGCTCCGCGCGCAGGTCGAGGCGCTCACCGCGCCGAAGGCCCCCGTGGTCGACGGCGAGAAGCCCGCGAAGGGCCAGAAGGCGAGCTGATCGTGGCGATGTCCCTCGCGACGTTCCGCGTCGAATACCCCGAGTTCGTGGCCGTTGGCGACGTGCTGGTGGAGGCGAAGCTCGCCGCCGCCCTCACGCGCACCGACACCACGGGCTTCGGGGACGACGCGGACGCCGCGCAGGGGCTCCTCGCCGCCCACCTCCTCGCGATGGGCCCGGGTGGCCTGACCGCGCGCCAGGAGGGCAACGACAAGGCCCGCACCTCCTACCTCGAAGAGCGCCAGCGCCTCGCACGCGCCCGCTTCGGCGGGCCGAGGCTCGCGCGTCCATGAGCGTGCGCGTGGTCGACAACGGCGCTGACGCCCTCGTGGCGCGCATTCGCGCGTTGCGGACCACGAAGGCCGGCGTGCGCGTGGGCATCCTCTCCGACGCGCCCAAGAAGGAGCGCGAGGGGGCGACGGGGAAGCTCTCGCTGCTCGAGGTCGCCGCCGTGCACGAGTTCGGCGCGCCCCGCGCGGGCATCCCGGCGCGGTCGTTCATCCGCGGCACCATCGACGAGAGGACCGACGACATCGCCCGGCTGGAGCGCGTGCTGCTCGCCAAGGTGGTGGCCGGTGACATCGAGCTCAAGCCCGCCCTCGACGCCATCGGCGCGAAGGTGGCGGGGTGGATTCAGCAGCGCATCGCGGCGGGCATCGAGCCTGCGCTGAGCGCCGAGACCGTGGCGAAGAAGAAGAGCAGCACGCCGCTGGTGGACACGGGTCAACTCCGGTCCTCGGTGACGTGGCTCGTGGAGGGCGCGTGAACCTCGCGACCCTGGAGCCCGGCCTGCTCACCTGGCTGTCGACCCTCACCGGCGCCCCGGTGGCCCTCTGCGTGAAGGCCAACGCCGCGCGCCCGGTGGTGCCCGCGGGCGCCGCGCTGGTGCTCATCCAGTGGGTGAGCATCCCCCAGGTGGGCCTCGACGCGACGGCGTGGGAATACGACGATGACGCGCCCACCGCGCTCACCGAGCTCACGCCGTCGCTCCATGGCGACCGACGGCCGGTGCTCCAGGTCGACGTCGAGGTCGAGGACCAGCGCTCTGGTTACGACGCCTCCGCGATCGCTCAGCGCATCGTCGACCGCTGCCGCGCCCCGAGCTCGCTGACGTCGCTGGAGGCGCTCAACGTGGCCCTCGCGGGCGTGGCCCCGGTGCGCCGCGCGGACTACCCGTTCAACGGGCGCATGACGGCGCGCGCGACCGTGGAGCTCACGTTCAACGCGGTGAGCCACTACACCGACACCGCGGGGCAGACGGCCACCATCACAAGCGTCCAGATCGGCGCGACGGTGACCGGCTCCGCGGGGACTGCACTGCCCGACACCGTGGACAGCGGAGGCACCTTCTCATGAGCCTGCAAGACATCGTCAGCGTCGCCATCACCCGCGTGTCCAGCGCCGTCACGCAGCAGGGCTTCTCGACGCCGTGCATCCTCGCGTACCAGACGCGCCGCACGAGCGACCGCGTGCACAGCTACGCGAGCCTCGCCGAGATGACCACCGCGGGCTACACGCCCGACGACACGGCGCACAAGATCGCCAGCGCGCTGTGGTCGCAGCCCAACCCGCCGAGCGCGATCAAGATCGGCCGCAGGGCCAACGCGTTCACGAAGAGCGTGCGGCTGACGCCCTCCGCGGCGAACGCCACGGCGTACACCGTCGAGTGTGAGGGGCTGGAGGCCAGCTACACCAGCGACGGTTCCGCGACGGTCGGGGAGATCTGCACCAACCTCACCGCGGCGATCAACGCCCTCGCCGACGTGGATGCGATCCTCGCCACGGGCGGGACCACGAGCATCGCGCCGCAGACGCTCTCGGGCGCGAGCCTCAACGGCGTGCTGGGCTACCGCGCGCTCTCCCCCTCGCGGCGCATCACGCTGGTGCTCTCGGCGCACGCCGATTGGGACGCGACGACCGCGACCATCACCGGCAAGGACGCGGGCGGCAACACCATCACCGACACGCTGGCGATCCCCAACGGGGGCGGCGCGACGGTCACCACCGCCAAGCTCTTCGCGCGGGTGACCTCGGTGGCGATCCCGGCGCAGAGCGGCACCGGGGGCACCTTCACCGTGGGCGTGGCCGCGCCCTGGGCGGCGACCGACGACACCACGCACATCACCCTCGCGGCGCCTGCCGGGCTGATCCCCTCGCTGAAGCTCACCGGCGCGGGCGTGCTGGCGCTGGAGGACCGCACCGCGGACCCGGGCCTCGCCGCTGACCTCACGGCGATCCGCGCGGAGGATGATGACTGGTACTGCGCGCTCCTCGACAGCAACAGCAGCGCGGAGATCCTCGCCCTCGCGGCGATCATCGAGCCGCTGACGCCGAAGAAGATCCTCGTGGCGCAGAGCGCCGACACCGAGGTGCTCAACGCCGACAGCATCACCGACGTGGCCTACCTCGCGAGCGACCGCGACTACTTCCGCTCGCACGTGAGCTACCACCCGCACATCGCGACGGTGGACTCGTGGATCGCTGCGGCCCTCGTGGGCAACGCCCTGGCCTACAGCCCCGGCTCGGTCACCTGGGTGAACCGCGAGCTCGTGGGCATCGGCGACTGGGCACCCACCAGCGCGGAACGCGCCGCCCTCGTGGCGAAGAGCAGCGGCTCCATCGAGACCGTTGCGGGCCGCAAGGTCACCTTCGGCGGCAAGGTCGGCGGGGGCGAGTGGCTGGACATCATCCACGGCCTCGACTGGCTCCACGCGCGCATCGGGGAGCGCGTCTTCGGGCTCCTCGTGTCCGCGCAGGGCGACAAGATCGGCTTCACCGACAAGGGCATCGCCCGGGTGCACGCCGAGCTCCGCGCGCAGCTCACCGAGGCGAGCGCGGCCCCCTCGAACCTGCTCGCCACCTGGAGCACCACGGTGCCCACCGCGGCGTCGCTGAGCTCCGGGCAGCGCGCCACCCGCGTGCTCCCCAACGTCACCTTCAGCGCCACGGTGCAGGGCGCCATCCACGCCGTCAACGTCGCGGGCACGGTCGCGGCCTGAGCCGCACGGAGAACTGAGTCATGAGCGATCCCCTCAAGGTCTACTCGCCGCAGCAGGTCGCGCTGACCCTCGGTGGCCTCGACATGTCGCAGGGCATGGGCGACGGCGATTTCTTCACGTGCGAGCCCGCCAGCGAGGGTCACGCCTCGAAGGTCGGCGCTGACGGCTCGGTCGCCATCGCGGAGATCATCGACCCGCGCGCGAACGCGAAGATCGTGACGATGCAGACGTCGTCCACCAACGCGCTCATGGGCGCGCTGATGGCCCGCGGCGCCATCGTGCCCTTCGAGATGCGCGACATCGCGACGGGCTCCCTGATCGTCACCAGCCCCACGGCCAAGATCAAGAAGTGGCCCGCGACGGCGCGCGGCAAGGAGGTCGGGCAGGTGGAGTGGGAGATCGAGCTCTTCGGCACCATCTGGGCCCACGGCGCGACCGCTGCAGCATCGGTGGGCTGATGCGCGAGCCGGAGATCGTCTCCCTCGGGGAGCACACCTACGAGATCAAGCCGCTGAACACCTCGGCGATGATCAAGCTCATGACGCGGATGGCGCGCATCCTCGGGCCGAGCGCGGCCATGCTCGACAACCCCGCCGACCTCGCGAAGCTGTCGAACATCGGCCGCGTGCTGGCGGACCTCGCGGAGCGCATGGAAGAGGCCGACGTCGTCGAGGTGTGCAAGGTGCTCTCGGAGCACACCGAGATCCTCAGCGGCGACAAGAAGCTGCGTCTCGGCGGCGGCGCGGGCGCGCAGTGGGAGTTGCACTTCCAGGGCGACCCGGTGGGCCTCTTCCGCTGGCTGGGCAAGGCGCTGGAGGTGAACTTCGGCCCTTTGGCCGCGTGGCTGGCAGCGGCCAGCAAGCAAGCCCCGGCGCCCGTCGTCGCTCCGGCGGCGTAGCGATCCACGTGCCCCCGGCTGCGGTGAGTGACATCCCGTGGCCGGTGTGGCGCGTGGCCTCCAGCGGGCGGTTCAGCGACTCGCTGCACACCATCCTCCACGAGTGGACGTTGGCCGACGTCTACGCAGCCAACCAGATCATTGACGCGCTCCTCGACGCTGAGGCGCGAGCCGCGCAGGAGAAGTGACCCGTGGCAGGTGAAGCACTGCGCCAGGTCTTCGCGGAGTTCGGCTTCAAGGTCGACGACGCCCCGCTGGAGAAGATGCTCGCGGACACCGAGCGTGTTCAGAAGGCCGAGGAGTCGCTCTCGAAGACGGAGAAGGCCGTCCTCGCCGACTTCCGCAAGTCCGCGGCCGAGAAGAAGCGCCTCGCCGAGAAGGACGCCGACGCCAAGCAGAAGGCCGAGGAGGAGGCGAAGAAGAAGGCCGACGAAGAGCGGAAGTCCTTCCTCGACTCCATCCCTGGCCTGCGCACGCTCAACAGCCTCAAGGGGAGCCTCGGGGCGCAGTCGCTCGGCCTCGCTGCGGCCATCGCCGCGGTGGTCGTCTCGGCGCACCAGTTCGCCGCCGCGTTCGCCGCGGATGCGATGGCCTTGCGCGAGACCGCCGACGCCGCGCGCGTCACCGAGACGCAGCTCCAGCAGGTGACCTTCGCGGCCTCTGCCGTGGGCGTCAGCGCGGAGACGGCGACGTCGGGACTCAACACCCTCGGCGAGGGCCTGCGGGCCATCGAAGCGCGCACGGGCGGGCCCACCAGCGCGCTCTACCGCCTCGGGGTGCGAGCGCGGAACGTCGACGGCACCATGCGCGCGACGAACGACGTGCTCCTCGACCTCGCCGACCGATTCGAGCGCGTGCGGTCCCCGGTGCATCGGGCGCGGCTCGCGCAGGAGCTGTTCGGTGCGTCGGGGCGCCGGATGATGCAGGTCCTCGCAGGCGGGAGCGCGGCCCTGCGGCGGCAGCAGGAGGACTTCGCGGCCCTGGGTGGCGGGGTGCTCCCCGAGGCCATCGAGGAAAGCCGCCGCTTCGCAGTCGCACAGGGGCGCCTCGGGGTCGCGGCAGACTCGGTGCGGAGCGTGTTCGCGACCTTCCTTCTCCCGGTCTTCACCCGCGCGGCCAACGCCGCCGCGGACCTCACCGGGTGGTTCTCGCGCATGACCCGCGGGACGCACATCGCCAACGCGGCCTTCGTCGGCCTCGGTGTGGCGGGTGTCGCCGCCGCGACCGCGGTGCTCGTGGCGTGGGGCCCGGTCGTGGCGCCCATCGCCGCTGTCGCCCTCGGGGCCATTGCCCTGTCGCTGGCCTTCGACGACGTGCAGAACCTGCTCGAGGGGAACGAGTCCCTCGTGGGCTACCTCATCGACCAGTACGCGGGCTTCGGCGCTGCGGCGCGCTTCGTGGAGCGGATCCGCGACGCGTGGAACGGCGTGGTCGACGCGCTCGCACGGGTCAACGAAGCCGTCGAGAACCTCCCTGCGTGGGCGCGTACCGGCATCGACATCGCCACGGGCGGCGTGCGCCGGTTGCTGCCACAGGAGCGCAGCGCAGGCGCAGAGGGCTCCGAGCAGCCCGCGGAAGCTCTGCCACCGGGAACCACGATGCAGGGCCGTCAGCGCCCTGCGCCGCGCCGTCAGATCCGGCTGACGCCCACCACGCCCACCATCGACCGCAACGCCACCCCGGCGTGGATGATGGGTGGCGCCGCGACGGCTCCGCTGCGCGCAGGGGCAGGCGCTCGTACCATCAACAACAGCGTAAACCTCGCCGCGGGTGCCATCCAAGTGCAGGGCGCCGGCCGCGATGCCCCGCAGATCGCTGACGAGGTCATGCGACGGCTCGAAGAGCGCGCGCGCCGCCAGCGCGACGAAGCCCACCCCCAGGACGCAGAGGAGTAGGCCATGCCCTTGCTCGAATACCAGACCGCCGACGGGCTCCTCGCCATCGCCCTCGATGTGACCGAAAAGGAGGGCTACGAGTCGACCGCCGAGCCCACCGAGCACGCGGTGGACAGCGGCGTGGTGATCGTCGACCACCTCAAGCGCAACCCCGACACCATCACGCTGGAGGGCATGGTCACCAACAGCCCGTTGGTGCTCCCTGCGTCGCACGCCGGGGGCGTCACGGGCGGGGTGCAGCCCACCACGCTCAACGTCGGCGGGCGCGAGCTCAAGGCCAGCGTGCTGACGTGGAGCGGGAGCTTCGACCGGGTGCGCGCGGTGGACGAGGCGCTCAACGCCCTCGTGGGCACCGCGGTGCTCCGGTACACCGGGGTACTCCGCACGGTGGAAGACCTGGTGCTCACGCGGTACAGCACCTCGAAGGACTCCGAGCACGGCAACGCGCTCCCGGTGGTGCTGGAGCTTCGCCGCATCCGTCGCGCGAACATCCAGCGGGTGCCGGTGCCAGCGCAGCGCCGCGGACAGCCGCCGCAGACCCGTGGGCAGCAGCCCGCGCCCCCTGCGGCGTCGGCGCTGTCGAACATCACCAACTGGCTCGCCGGGAGGCCCTGACCATGGCTGTCCTCACCATCCCCTGCGCCCCGGGCGGGCAGAGCACGTGGACGCAGACCACGGCCCTCGACGGGCGCGAATACCAGCTCACCTTCCGGTGGTCGCAGCGCAGCGGCCGGTGGTCCCTCGACCTCGCCGACCAGGACGGCGCGGCCATCGTCACCGGGCGGGTGCTCGCGCCCTCCCTGCGGCTCCTGCGCGGCGTGCGGGACTCGCGGTGCCCCTCGGGCGACATCGTGCTCGTGGACCAGCGCAGCGTGCGCGAGGGCCTCGACGATCCGACGTTCACCAGCCTCGGTGACCGGCACGTGCTGCTCTACCTCGATGGCGCCGACCTCGACGCCGTGCGCGAGGTCATCCCGTGACGCAGCGCCTTTTCATGCGCTCGTGGCGGGTGCAGGTCGGTCCGTTCGCAACCACCGACCTCGACTGCTCGTTCAAGATCGAGCGGACCACCGCCGCGCGCCCCGGGACGTGCGAGCTGGTGCTCTACAACCTCTCCCCCGAGCACCGGGCACAGATCCTCGCGCTCCCCCGGCGCAGGTCGTTCGGCAGCGCAGCGGGCGCGGCGAACCCGCAGACCGTCGTGGAGGTGTCCGCGGGGTACGTCGAGGCCTCCCGGCCGGTGATCTTCCGCGGGAACCTCCGGCGCGCGGTCGAGAAGCGCGAGCACCCCGAGTGGACGCTGGAGATCGGCGCGGGGGATGGGGAGTTCGCGTTGCGGCGCGCGCGGGGCGCGAACGCCTTCGCCGC